TAAATCCATTCTTTTTTTCGTAATCTATCTCAGAATCTTCACGCGCTCTCATTTCAGAGAACATAAGATCGTTTATTAGATCTCTAGCTCTTGCAAATGCGTTATTATTCCTGTTAAGAAGTCTCTGTGATGCATGAGGATCAACATCAACAAAAAAATCTTCATCTTTACAGCCGTGCTCGTCAAAAGATACCATCCCGTTAAGGAGTTCATTGACTTGATACGTAAAGAGAGTCTCAATAGTCAAGTATTTGTACAACTTTGAATATTCAGTCTCCAAGGAAAAATCTTGAGAGTCATCATAAGGAAACAAACTGGCAATATCACCAGTGATCACACGTCCACCTAGAAAAGGTTGTTTTTCAACACCAATTAGTTTCAGGCGTTCCATGACACGAGAGTTCATGTACCAATCAAATTGAGTTTTGTTCCGCTCACATTTGAGACGTTTGTCGATCAAAGTTCCATTCTTCTTCTGATTATAGATCATAAGAGAGATTACACGCTTATCCAATTCATTTCTAGCTCCAAGCCTTTTAAGACCGGGTCCTCCTAAGTATTCAGGAGTCGACCAAGGAATATCAGGACACTGCTTTAATATTTCAGAGTTGAAGTAGATGAATCGTTGATTAATTTTTTGAATTAAACTTTCAGGACAAGAATTCATAAGATCATGGTGTACCGACCCTATTTGAGCATAACTCCGTTTAGATGGAGTGCCTTCTTCTACAATTCCCGAGCGCTTCTTACCTAAAAGAAGTCCCATATTGATATACTTTCGTTCAACCCAAAGACCATCTACGTAATCAAACGTTTTAGAGTTTATTACCGTGATTGGCTTATGAGGAAGAGAAAAAAGAGTTTTTCCAACTGATGATTTGAGACCACCAAATGTAGTTATCTTTTCCCAAGTAGATCGAATATCGAGAGTTTGAAAGTTATTAGAACAAAACCTGCGTCCTTTCATACAACAGTCATCGCCATTAACTCTAAGAGGAGCCTTTGGATAACCGTTTAAG